TCAAATTGCGATCATCATAAATTAGCGCAAGAAGCAAGTGTCAAGCAAAGAAGGATTAACAAATATGTGGATAAATTTGATGCGAGTAGCGGCCGTTCTATCGGCAGTATTAGGATCAACAACAGTTCTAGCCCATGACTTTTCTAACATTATAGCTAAAGTAATGCCTAGTGTTTGCCGAGTTGAAACGACACCAGGCATCTTAGTAATCGATAGCAATGGGCCTAGTGTTGAAAAAAATCCTTTTGATGAATTTTTAAGCCCATTGCCTAAATCTATTCCACAACAGACTCCCGGCGGCATGGGAAGTTGTTTTGTTGTTTCAGTAAACGATTCTAAATATCTTATTACCAACGAGCACGTTGCAGCCGCTAAGGGTATTCAAAATGCTGCTATTAATATTAGTTTCTACAACGATCCAAACAGGCATTCTGCTAAGGTCGTAGGTGCTGATAAAGTTAGCGATATTGCTGTCTTGGAAATGGTTACTACATTGGGGCAGAGAAAATTACAATCTATCCCTTCTCTATCTTGGGCAGATAGCGACAAAGCACTTCCTGGTCACCAAGTTTTTGCGATTGGGCATCCAATGGGGCAAGAGTGGACAGTAACACAGGGTATTATTGGTGCTACAAAGAAACGCTCGCAGAATACTTGGCAAGAAGTTTTACAGTCAGATGTTAGCATTAACCAAGGCAACAGCGGTGGTCCCATGTTTAATACAAAAGGAAAAGTAGTTGGCGTAAATGCGTTTATTTTTGCTGCAAATGGCGGCGGAAGTATTGGTATTAATTTTAGTGTTACGAGCAACGGAGCAGTTAACATAGTTAACGAATTAGTTTCAACCGGAAAAATACGCAGGGGAAAGATTGGAGTAACACTTGGGATGGATCTTGATCTTGGCAGAGTAGTAGTAAAAAAATTAGATCTAGATGGCCCTATGTACAAGGCTGGATTTAAGATTGGAGATATCATTGAAAAAGTTAACGGGGTTGATATTGTGTTTCCTAGACACATAGGAAAAAGCATGGATGGCGTAAAACCTAATCAAGATATAGATATTCAAGTGTTCCGTGACGGAAAAATAATATTAAACTCAGTTACTACTAGTGAATATAAACATGTCCCAGTAAATTAATGTAGGTTTACCCAAGCACCGCCAGCATAGGCTTGAAGTTTGCTATCCGTTGTGTTATAAATGATCATTCCATTTATACCTGTTAAAGCGTTGCGTTGAGTAGTCGTAAGGCTTTGAGCAACTATTGGCGCTGATACCTTAAAATTACCAGTGGGATCTATTGTTAAGTCTCCGGTTATTCGTTCTGTTTTGCTCATAAGTTAATCCATTAAACTGTGTTTTATATATTTAGCATAAATTTAAAGCCTCTAAGATCCATTGCTTCAAAATTAGGCAATGTTTCCCAGTTAGTAGGAGTATACCCAAGCAATGGGTTAATGTGTATAAATCTTTGGTTTTTAAACTTCTCAATAATCTCGTATATTTGATTTACCCAATTATCTGAACTAGTTGTCAATGAATCTGAAGTAGCATAATGCGGAGTACCAGAATATATGTTGTTGATTAACTTGGTTTCACTTACTAAGTCAAACCCAATTAAGAATATATATGGGAATTCTGCTGCGGCTGCAAGGGCTACTGCATTAGGGCCACTGCTAAACCCACTGTATTCTGGCATTAACGCTCTAGCACCGCTTCCGCGTATAATATTACTTTCCCTAGTATAATGCAAGTTGTTCTCTGAATACCCTGTCTCTTGAATCTCACGTGCCATAGCGGCATCAGTACTTACTAATACATCTGGCGTAAATTCATTATATATTCGATTACAAGCATATACACGCCCGCATGCAGACAATTCACTAGGAGTTACGTCTAACCTAGTTTTTCCGTTACCTAATATAAATGCAAATTCAGACATAATCTTATAAAATATTATTTATTTTGTTTATAACAGTGTTTAGATTTATTTCTGTAAACGTAGATAGTATGTTACGCAAGTGATCACGATTTGCAATAAGTCTTGGTAAATTAGTATTCCATAGATTATACACTGTATCATATTCATTAAGCAATATCGCATTGTCTCGTATAGCTTGGTGTATACGCATTGTAGGGTCAGTAACAATATCATAACTATGATCAACAGTATCTCTAAACATGTCAAATCCTAGACTTTCTAAGAACTCTACTGTTCCTACGGAACTACACATAATAGGAAAATGCAAAGCATGAACACTATTTGCAAACTTCTCTGTTATAAACACTGGCGCTGGATTTCCTGTTTCCTCGTCAGCAATAGACGTTTCATTAACTACTTCTACCATCGTAGTAGAATAAAGTCTACGTAGATAATGATCAAAATTCAGTGCGTTATTACAATGGCCTAACTTATTATAAGTATTCCATCTAAAGAACTGACTACCCCACCAGGGCTGACTAAGCAATCGTTTATAAATTGGTTCAAGTTTTATATCTGGCGGAGTAGGCCAGTGGCATCCATTTTTTACTAGCATTGATAATGTATTAAACTCTTGCGCTAAGTGTGTTTTAATTCGCATCTCGCCTCGTTCTAAATTACCGTAGTGCATAAGACATGCTGCTGTATATACTCTACTGTGTCTAGGACCAAGTGTTAAAGATATCCAATGATTGCTATTTTTGTTAGGGGATTTATCAATATCATCTAATTTTAAATATTGATCAGCTTGTAGCATAAATTCTGATCCCCACCATATAACTTCAATGGATGGATGATTAAACGCATTTGGCTCAGTGCCTATCCACCAAAGTTTAGCATTACATGATTCCATTTCATTAATAATACGTTGCCTAGTTTTATAATGTGTTAGATCCAAACTGAATATAACTGTTAAGGAATCTTTAAAAAATAATATATCCTTATTTCCGTCTATATCATTTCCACCATGGTTATAGTAAAATATGTGTGTAGTAGGCAAGTGAGGAATTATATTTTTTAGTATTCTGTAGAAATCATCGTCCCAGGGACGTCTAGCGGATATATGCATAATAATACTTATTAGTCAACAAAAAGGGTGGGAAAATTAATTCCCACCCCTTAATGCCTTAACAAATATCAGATATTAAGCAAATGTAATATTTGACATTGCAATTTCGCCCAAATAATCACCGGCGTTACCAAGAGATGACGCTGTGTTAGATAGCTCTACATAACCATAACGGGTCATGAAGCTAACTACTGGTTCGAACGTTGACGGATCAAGTACTGTTCCACTGCTCATTAGTGGGATGTAAGGGCAATAGAATGCCGCTGCATCAGTTTCGCTTGAACCTTTGTAACCAACTAGTACTGCTGTTGAATCAGCAGCGTATGAATCTACATAAATCTTCATAGCGCCATTTAGTGTACCAACGAACTTAGTGTTTGTTGGTGCTTCAAAAGTACCTTCTGTTGTACGTGCAAATGCGCTTGTTGAAGCGGACTGAAGCACTGTAAGTGATTCAGGGCTAACAACTGACCAGTTACCAGCGCCACGACGTGTGCGCTGAGCAATTTTGTTTGCTGTACGGTTAATTAACACTGCAAGTGCTGCATGCTCATCACCAACATAAGTCGCTGTACCAGACACTGTTGCCTGGTTGAAAGTTTCTTCTGTTGCTGCGAGTGAACGTAGGGAACCAAGAACCTCTTGGTCAATTTCAGCAGTAATCTCTTGAGCCAAAGCGGCCATGATTTCTGCTTCAACATCGATACCGTGCATAGACTGTGCGTCTTGAGCGGCTTCAAATGTCCAACGAGCTTGTAGCTTACGTGTTTTTGCTTCAACTGGCTGCTTGAGGATTTGGATGGAAATTTTATTTCCGCCGCCGCCTTCTTTGCCTGCTGTTGTATCAGCTTTACCAGTAGTTAAACTACCAGAATATGCTGTAGCAATTTTGAATGGGCTAAGTGCTTCATCACCTGCTAGTACGTCTGTATCAAACGGCGAACTCGCTGTAGAGTCTGCTGCTTCTGCATAACGAACACGTAGTGTGTGAATTTGGCTTACTGGGCCCTGCATTGGTTGAACACCAACAATTTCGTTGGCGATAACTGTTGGCATAACACGACGAATAACAGGTAAAATTACTCTGTTTAGTGTTGCCATGTTACCAGAAGTTGTAGCACCGGATGTTGCTGCTTCTGATAGGTAGCTGCGTGTGTTTTCTAAAACAACGCTCATTGCGCTGCGGCGGTTGCCTTCTAGACCTTCTAGAAGAGCATCTTTTGTTGCGCCCCAACGGCCTTCTAATAGTACGTCTGACATTTTATTGTCTCCTAGATACGTTTATTTTAAGCCTGCCAATTTACGAAGTTCAATAACATTAGTGTCATCGGACTTAGTACTTTGGTGTTTTACTTCTTTGTCACCTGTAACTACTTTACGACTTTCTGCAACCATCTGCTTTTCAGCTTTTGGGGCAGCTTTGCCGTCTAGTACTACTGGAAGATAACGATCGTATGCAGCTTGTAGTTTGCTGGTTTGAACGCTCTCTAGAAGGTCGCGCATTACTGCGCCTTTGTCTTTATTGAGTGGCTTTAACAAATTGTTCATGACTTCTTTGCGTTGTGTTGTTTCAGTAATCATGTTAATTTCTTTTACCTTGCTCTCAACAAGTTGATCTTTCTCTGCAATTGCGACTTGTGCTTCTGTTAGTTTAGCTTCTTTTGACTCCAAAGATTTTTTAAGTTCTTTGATTTCTTGATTTTCATTAAGATAGCTTGCACTAAATTCTGCTGCAATTGATTCAAAAACTTTACGCCCAAAGGTATTTTCTTTGGCCGTACCGATATCTTCGCGTAATTGAGTGATCTCGGCTTTTAAATGTTTGGCTACGGATTCTTTAACAAGTGTTGCAGATGTTTCAACAAACTTCTGCTTGAGTGTTTTAAATTGACTACGTGCTTCTTTAACTAGTCGAACTTTAGTTTCAACAACATCTTGACGATCCTGTTGGAAATCTGAAATTTCTTCTGCTAATTGGGCTGTAATAAATTCTTCTAATTTTGCGACATGCTCTACTTGGGCCTGTCTGTCAGCATTGAGTTCATTTATCTCTTCTGCTAACTGCTTGACTAAGAACTTATCAAAAGTTTCTGTAACAGTCTTCATTCTACCGACAAATTTTGCACGGTCTTCTGAAAGTTGTTTCTTCTCTTCTGCAAATTCAGTTAACTCAGTTGTTAAGCTCTCTGTAACCATTCGATCCAAAGCTTCGACCATTACGGATTTATCATGCTCAT